TCAGTGGGTTCTCGGTTCAAGTCCGAGGGGGTGCACCCCAGCCCCGCCACCGTCACCGGTCGGCGGGGCTTCTCCGTTAAGCAGCCACTCCATCGGCACGCCCGTTCGCATGCTCCACAGCAGCAGCGCCGACCGCGGCACCGTCGCGCCACCTTCGTATCGGACGATGCTTCGCCGCGACACGCCGATCTGCTCAGCCATCTCGTCCTGACTCACCTCCGCCGTCTCGCGCGCCTTGCGCAGGCGGTCGGCCAGGTCGAATCTCGGGATACGCCCGTTCTGGGGCAGCGTCATCATGCTCACATGCGTCACCTTACGCACCTGCGCTAGGTGACGCAACATGTATTTCTGCTGTGTGCTGCGACAGGTGGCGCAGATGTGACACACTGTCCGGCATGGACACCCTGACCTACCTCACCGCCGAGCAGGTCGCGCGCATCACCGGCAAGAGCAAGAGCCAGGTGAACCGCGACGCTGCCGGCGACGACCCGAAGCTGCCCGCCGCGGTCACCTTCCCGGGCTACAACGGCCCCCGACTGTTCGACCCCACCGTCGTCGTCAGCGTGTACGGCGAGCAGGCGTCATGAGCGTCGAGTCCATGGCGATCGCCCTCCACCACTCCCGGGCCACCGGCTCGGCGAAGCTCGTCCTGCTCGGTATCGCCAACCACGACGGAGACGGTGGTGCCTGGCCGTCGGTCGCGACGCTCGCACGCTATGCCGCCGTCACACCGCGCAACGCCCAGAAGGCAATCGACCGGCTTGTCGAGCTGCACGAAGTCGTGCGCGAACTGAACGCCGGAGGCACCGCCTCGACGTCCAACTACACGCGCCCCAACCTGTATCGCTTCATCCTCGCCTGCCCGCCCACGTGCGACCGGACGTCGCGTCACAGCACCCGAAACCGCGTGGTGATCGAGCAGCTTCCCGACCCCCTGTCGGATGCGACAGGGGGTGTCGCTGGCGACACCACCCCCCTGTCGCCAGCGACACCCGAACCGTCCTATAACCACCCATCAATAACTCAAGTTCTAGAGACAACCACAGACGCGCGCACGGAGAGGCCCGTGCGCTGCACGGGCTCGCGCTCCGGCTCGCACAACTTCTCGGAGGGCCGCTACTGCGTCAACGCATGCGGCGTCACCTCCGACGAACTGGAAGGAGCCCACGCATGACCACCACGACCAGCAAGCTCGACGACGCCGTGCTCGACAGCCTCGCCAACCTCGCCGAGGCGTTCGACCACGAAGCCACTCACTACGACAGCCTCACCGCCGTTGACCCCATCACCCGCGCCTCCGCTTCGCTCCGGCTCATCCGCACCGGACTGCGAGAAGGGACGTTCGACAACCTCGAGGGCTACGCCTGGCTCCGCGCCGGCCGAGCCGTGCTCAAGGCCACGATCTACGCCCGCGAGAACGGCATCACCTTCGAGCAGGCCGTCGAGGTGCTGAGCGCATGACCGGCGACTACCTCGACCCCACCCTCGCGGGCGTACTCATCGTCGTGCTCTGGACCGCAGTTGCCTGGCCGAAGGTCGTCGCCTGGGTCAAGAGCAGCAGGGAGAACCGACGTGGCTGACTCGATCGTGTACGGCATGGCCGTCGGCATCCGCGACGTCCCGCAGAAGGGCATGCAGGTCCGCCTCGACGCAGGCGCACCCTACGGCGGACTCATGCTCGAGCCCCGCGAAGCTGCACAGCTCGGTGCCGAGCTGATCGCACAGGCCGAAGAGGCCATCCACGCCAGCAGATCGAGCAGGCGGTGAGCCGTCACCACCGGGCGCAGAAGTGGACCACGCACAGCCCGAAGCTCCGGAAGCAGATCGACCCCCTGCTCCCGCTCCCGTGCATCGGGTGTGGCCGGCCCATCAACCCGGGCGACAAGTACGAGGTCGGCCACCGCCTCGACGCAGCCCTCGGCGGCAGGCCCACCCCCGCCAACACCGGCCCGATCCACGGCCCGTGCAACCGCAAGAGCGGCGGCACCCTCGGAGCCCGCATCACCAACAGCAAGCGACAAGCAGGGAAGGACATCAGACCATGGTGAAGGACGAGGACCGCGGCACGTGGACCCCGGACGACCCGCGCTGCCCGGTGTGCATCGGCCCTGCCGGTGACGACAGCATGCGGTGCGAGCGCCCGGCCTGGCCACTGCATCGGACGCACCTCGTGGACGGTGTCTACCACCTGCCGATCAACACCGACGCGCTCAACGCGCTCAATCTCGCGACGATCGACGAGTGGACGCGCCCGTGAGCGCCGCGACCGCGCCGATTGGCGTCGAGAGGGCGGGAGACCCCGATTTTTTGACGAAATCGCCCGTACCTCCGCCTAGGGACAGCACCGAATTCTCTCTCCAAAGGTGGGAATCCCACCGGGACCGTGGTATCAATCCAACATTCCACTCGGGGTACGTCGCGGACCGTCAGAACCGCGTCGACTTCCTCCGAGGTGCCGAGCTGTACGGGCTGCACCTCGACCCCGACGCAGCTCTCGACGCACCGAACACGATCAAGCCCCAGCAGCTCCAGATCGTCGACACGCTGTCCGGCGACTTCGACATCTTCGACGTCGAGATTCCCCGCCGTGCGTCCAAGACGACGACGATCTTCCTGCTGCTGATCGGCCGCTGCGCGAACCGCCCCGGCTACCAGGTCGCGTTCTCGGCACAGTCGGGTGTCGCCGGCACCCGGCGCCTCCGCGAATGGAAAACGCGCCTCGATCGCATCAACCCGCCCGACGATCAGGACCTCCCGCCGTGGATGCGCACGGGCCGCTCCCGAACCACGAAGGCCCAGGAGCGTCGCGTCGCCCTGTTCGGCGACGACCTGCTCCCAGAGCGTGCCGAGGAGGCCGGCCCTGCACGCCGTGGGTTCCGCATCCTCATGGGCGAGACCGGCAAGGGCATCTACTTCGACAACGGGTCGCAGTTCCTCGTCTTCAAGCCCGACGCCGACGCCGTGCGCGGTGAAGCCGCCGACGTCGCGTGGATCGACGAGGCCCAGGAGGTCGACCCCGACGAGGGCGACGAGCTGCTCGCCGGCCTGCTGCCACTCATGGACACCAAGCCCGGCGCGCACCTGATCCTCTCCGGCACGTCGGGCGAGGTCCGCGTCGGTCCGTTCTGGCGCTACCTCGCGTTGCTCCGCGAGGGTGGCACCGACATCGGCGGGCTCGACTTCGCCGCCGACCCCTCGACCCCGTGGGAGCTGCTCGAGACCGAGGAGAGCGCCATGGAGCTGCTCCAGCGAGTCCACCCCGGCATCGGCACCCTGACGACCATCGAGAAGATGCGGAAGAACTACCGTGCGCTCCCGCTGCCTCAGTGGGCGCGAGAGTACCTGTCGATGTGGCCAGAGACGTTCGGGTCGACCGCGATCGCGGCAGACCTGTGGACGGCCGGCGCTCTCGAGAAGAAGCTCACGAAGCCGCCGCGCATCGCGTTCGGTCTCGCAATCAAGCCCGGTGGCGGTGTCGCCGCGATCGTCGCGGCCTGGCGCGGCACGAACGGCCAGGCGTACATCGAGGTCGTCAACCACCAGGGCGGGACCGACTGGCTGCCGAAGCGGATGCAAGAGCTGACGAAGACTTACCGCGGATCGTCGATCGCGTACGACGACATCGCCGAGGGCAAGGCCACCGCGGGGGAAACCCAGGTGCTCACCCCTCGCCCGCGCCTCCAGCTCCAGACCTACCGCGAGACCGCCGCCGGGTGCATCCAGATCATGCGCGACCTCGAGCGCGGCACCCTCCGCCACTTCGACCAGATCGGCCTCAACGCCGCCGTCGCCGTCGTCGCCAAGCGCGAGACCCGCGGCGACAACGGCGTTTGGCTCTGGACCCCCAGCGAGCCCGGAGCAGACATCACCTGCATCGACGCCGCCACCCGTGCTCTCCGCAACTGGGACCAGCACTTCGCCCGCAGCACCAACCGCACAGGAGTCGTGACCGCAGCATGATCGAGTTCGACCAGTCCAGCACGTCCGTCGTCATCACCTGCGCCGAGTGCCCGTGGTGGCACGGCTTCGCCTTCACCATGGACGAAGCCGAGGCCTCAGGGCTCCGTCACGAAGCCCAGGTCCACGAAGGCACGACAGCCCTCCGTGACCGCCTCCAGACTCGTGCCCGGGTACGCGCTCACCGGGCACGAGCGTCGATGTAACGCTCCGTCCGGATGATTTAGCTCATGGGAATCCTCGACCTCTTCAAACGGCCTCAGGCCGCGACAGGTGAGTTCCCGACGTTGCTCTCCCCGGCGGCGGTGCTGTCCCCATTCCAAGCTCAGATCACTCTCGCTCCGGCCCTCGTCGCCGAGTTCGACGTGTCGGGTGTCGCGGCCATGACACGCGTCGACGCGCTCCGCGTCCCGGCGATCGCAAAGGGTCGCGCGCTGCTCCACAGCATCATCGGGTCCCGCCCCCTCCGCGCCTACCGCGGAACCGAGCTGCTGACCGGCGACGCACAGCCCACGTGGCTCTACCGGTCCGACAGCGGCATCAGCCCAGTGCAGCGGACGAAAGCGATCCTTGACGATCTGATCTTCGCCGAGGCCTCACTGCTCGCCGTCCGTCGGGGGTCAGTCCCGACGGACGGTGAACTCGGTCCCATCCTCGACGCCGTTCACGTCCCTTACGAGCGGTGGTCCGTCAACACCGAAGGACAGATCGTCGTCGATCAAAAGGTGGCCGCCTACGGCTCCGTCGTATGGATTCCGGGCCCGGGCCCAGGTCTGCTCGCCGCGGCAGACGACACGATCACGGCCAGCAGGGATATGGCCAAGGCCTGGCAATCGCGAGTCCGCAACCCCATGCCCGGTCTCGTCCTGCAAGAGCAGGTCGAGGGCACACTCACCGAGACGGAAGCCAAGGCCTACGTCGAGGCCGTCGCGAAGATGCGCCGTAACCCCGACGGAGCGGTCATGTTCGCCGACGCCCGTATCCGCGTCGAAGCCCACGCCAGCAACCCCACCGACCTGTTCGAGTCCGGACGCAACGCCCTCCGCCTCGACGTCGCGAACCACATGAACATTCCCGCCGCGCTGCTCGAGGGCTCGCAGGCGGCGGCGACCCTGACCTACTCCACGCAGGAGGGGCAGCGCAACGAACTCGTCGACTACACGATCCCGTTCTGGGCCGGCCCCATCGAGGAGGCCCTGTCCCTCGACAACGTCGTGCCCCGCGGCCAGCGCGTCCGCTTCGACTTCTCCGACCTCATCGCCCCCGCCGCGTCACCGACCGGCCCCAACACAGAGGACTGAACACCATGGCTGACCCCAAGAGCAAGACCGCCGACACAAACGCCCAGCTCCCCGTCGACGAGACCCCCGAGACCGAAGCAGCGTCGACCGAGTTGGTCGGCTACGCCGCCTACGACGTCACCGAGTTCGAGAAGCGCCGTGCGGCGCTCGAGCTGGCAATCACCTCGAACTCCGCCGACGTCGTCGCGACCGCTGGGACGTACCTCGCGTTCCTCTCGCCCGAGCCCGAGGTGACGGCGTGACCGTCGCGCAGATCGAGGCCGGCACCCTCGCCGCGAACCGCGAGGACCGGACCGTGTCCGGCCTGCTGCTCAAGTTCGGCGAGACGGGCCGCACGAATCTCGGACGGTTCAGTGTGCAGAAGGGCGCGTTCAAGCTCCCGAAGGACGTGAAGTCGTTCCTGCACCTGGTCGACACGCACGCCCGTCCGATCAAGAACGTCGGCACTGCCCTCTTCGCGCAGGAAACCGACGACGGAATCGTCGCGGCCTGGCGCATCAACGACGGACCCGAGGGCGACGCACTGCTCGCCGCCCTCGACAGCGGCGACGACAGCGTGCCCCGCAAGCTCTCGATCGAGGTCGACGACGTCAAGCTCCGCAACGGCGTGGCCGTCGCCGGCACCGTCCACGGTGCTGCCCTCGTGAAGGCCGGCGCGTTCCCCTCGTCGTCGCTCATGGCCGAGGACACGCCCGACGGCGAAGAGCCGCCCGCCGCGTCGGACCCGAAGACCACCACCGAGAAGTTCACCGAGGAGCGCACCGACGAAGACGGTGTGACCCGGAAGTACACCACCACCCGGACGACGGTCGTCGACGGGGACAAGACCACGATCACGGAGAAGACCGTGATCGAAGAGCCGGAGACCCCGGCAGAAGAGGAGGAGCCCGCCGTGGCACCTGCACCCGCTACCGTCCCGGCGACCCTCGTCGCCAGCCAGGCGAGCCAGGGGCCGACCGCGGCCTCCGTGTTCGATCTCATCACGAAGGGACTCGCCGCCGAGCGCGACGGCCGCCCGCTCGAGGACTCCCTCATGGCCGCGCTGGCCGACGTCAAGACCACCGGGGCCCTGGGCTCCGGCGCGGCCGGCGGCAACCCGATCCAGCCCGCCTGGCTCGGCGAGCTGTGGAACGGCAAGAGCTACGTCCAGAAGTACATGCCCCTGATCCGCCGCGGCTCGATCACCGCGCAGGACGAGAAGGGGTTCGTCATCGAGGGCACCGACGACCTCGTCAAGCCCTGGGCCGGCAACAAGACCGAGCTGCCCACCGGCTCCGGTTCGGCCCGGTTGCGTGACTCGATCTTCCAGCGGTGGGGCTGGGCCGCGGACATCGCCCGCGAGTGGTTCGACATCCCCGCCAACCGACCCCTGATCGAGGCGTTCCTCAAGCGCCTCGCCAACAGCTACGCCCGCGTCACCGACGTCTGGACCGGGCAGCAGCTCGTGCTCGGCGCGACGGCCGGCGGACTGCTCGCCCCTGACACCTACCCCGAGCGCTACCCCGCCGCGCTCGGCATGCTCATCCAGGGCATCGAGGCCGTCGGCGACAGCGACGACACCCCGACGTTCGCGATCGCGAACCCGCTCGCGTGGAAGGAGCTGATCTACACCGAGAAGGACCGCGTCCCCGAGTTCGTGACGTTCAGCTTCGGCACCGGCGGCGAGGGCACCGCGGACGGCAAGGTCAAGGTCATCAAGGGCGACACCGGCATCACCGGCAGCCCCTCGATCGTCGTCGGCTCCGCCGCCGCCGCGCACGTCAACGAGCTGCCCGGCGCGTCCCCGCTGAACCTCGACGCCCTCGACCTCGCCCGTGGCGGTGTCGACCGCGCCGTCATCGGCTACACGCAGTACATGACCGACTACCCCGCCGGTCTCAAGCACGTCGGCATCGCCGACGCCTGAACCGGAAGGAGGGCATGACGATGATGAACGGACCGTACTGGGTCGGCGACGTCCCGACGACGGACCTCGTCGTCGTGCCCTCCCGCGGCGGGGAGGACATGGACCTCACCGCCTTCGACGATGTCGAGGTCGTGCTGTACAACCCCGACGGCGTGCTCGTCCCCACCGCCGGGTTCCTTGCCCAGCTCACTACCGAGGGTGCCGTGCTGATCGAGTGGCCCGGCGACACCGTGCTCGACGAGCCCGGCATCTACACCCTTGTTCTCGTCCTGCTCACCGCGGCCGGCGGGCGCGAGCGGGCCGACAGCCTCACGTTCGTCGCGCAGGCCGACGACGGGTGGCACACCCTCGAATCGACCCGCGGCACCCCCGAGCGGCCCGTGTGGGCCGACGCGCCCGAGGTCGACACCACGCTCTACGCGCTGCTCGAGTCCGCCAAGACGCAGTGCATCGAGTACGCCCCAGCCTTCACGGGCCGGCCCCCGGCTCACTACCGCCAGGCGCAGCTCATCCAGGCCCGGAACCTCTGGCAGTCGACCAAGGCGGACGACGGCGGCCAGCTCGGAGCCGACGGGTTCGCCGTCCCGGTCTACTCCATGGACTGGGTCGTCAAGGGCCTGCTGCGACCGAAGCGAGGTACCCCGATTGCCGGTTGACCAGAGCACCCGCCAGAAGCTCGCGAACGCCCTAAAGCCCCTGCTGCCCAAGGCGTGGAAGATCGTGCCCTACTCGCGCAACCTCGACACGATCGAGCTGACCACGGTCATGCTCCACGCCACCGAGATTCGACCCGCGACGTCCGCCGTCGGGGCACTCGAGACCGACTTTGTCATCAGCGTCATCTCGCCCAAGGCCGACCCCACATCGGCGCAGCAAGACCTCGACGACGACGTGCTCGCGCTCGTGCTCGACCTCTACGGCATGGGCGTCATCATCCGACAAGCCACCCCGACCGTCGTCCAGGACAACCTGTCCTGGGACATCACCATCACCGTCATCGCTCGAAAGGACGCCTGACCATGGCCGACATCGCAGTAACCCCGTTCGCCCTCACCGACGCCACCGTCAAGGTCGCCGCCGACAACTTCGCCGCCGCGATCTCGGCTGTCGAGTTCGTGCCGACCGTGCCGACCTTCAACTTCACCGGCCTCACCCCGTCCGCCGTCTTCAACTTCTCCGGCGCTCCGGCGTGGGTCGTGAACCTGTCCGGTGCACAGGACTGGGCCACCGCGACCAGCATCTCGAACTACCTGCTGGCCAACCAGGGCAAGACCGTCGAGATGCAGTTCGCGCCCATCAAGGGCGGCAAGGCGTTCAAGGCGAACGTCACCATCGTGCCGACGAACATCGGCGGCACGGTCAACACGGTGCCCGTGTTCGCCGTCACCCTCCAGGTGCAGGGGCAGCCGACCCCCATCGCCGCCGTCACGGCCTGATCGCCATGCCGCTCGGCATCGACGTCAACGACTCCAAGGAATTGCAGGCTGCGATCCTCGGACTACGTCGAGCCGAGCGGCAGATCCAGGCGAACGTCCGCAAGTACACCCGTGAGAAGCTTCTGCCCGAGTGGCAGAAGGGCCTCGCCGAGCGGGCCGAATCTCGCCTCGAGCACCGCGTGCTCGTCGGTACGGGCCGCATCAAGATGTCGAACCAGAACGTGCGTATGTCGTCGGCCACCGTGGGGCGAAAACTGTCCGGCGGGCTCAACCCGAAGACCGACTACTTCGCCGCCGAGTTCGGTGCAAACCGCGACGAGAAGAGCACGTACACCGCGACGAGCCGGAAGGGCAAGACCTTCAAGGTCACCCGCCGCACCCGCGCTCAGCTCCGCTCCCGCAACAAAAACGGCTACGTCGTCTACCCAACGGCCAAAGCCCTGATTCCTCGGTTCGCCTCGCTCTGGGTGCAAACCGTCATCCGCACATTCCACGAAGGACTGGAGGGAAAGTAATGGCCGCCGGCATCAACATCGACATCGCCGCGAACGTCCGCCAGTTCCAGAAGGGCACGTCCGACGCCGAGTCCGCCCTGACCGAGCTGTCCTCTGTTCTCGACGACGTCGCCGCCGACACCCAGCGCGCAGCGAACCGATCGGGCGACGCGCTGGGAGACGGGTTCCGCGACGGCTCCCGAGACGCCGAGAAGGCCGTCGACGGACTCGGCGACAAGGTCACCAGCAGCACCCGCAAAGCCGAGAAGGCCGTCGACGGGCTCGGCGACAAGATCGGCGACAGCACGAAGACCGGCGTCAAAGAGGCCGAGAAGAGCAACGAGCGTCTAGAGCGCAGCTTCAAAGAACTCGCCGATTCGGCCAAGCGCGACACCAAAGACCTCGGCGACCCCATGGCCATCAGCACCCGCAAGGGTGCAGACGAAGCAAAAGAGGGACTGGGCGAGTTCAAGGACGAAGCGAACTCGACCGCTCGAGAAGCCGCGGCCAGCTTCGACGGCTCAGCCGAGTCCATCGGTGACGCCTTCCAGGAGGTCGCCGCTAACGCGTTCGCCGGGTTCGGTCCCGCCGGTGCCGCCGCCGGCCTGCTCGCCGCCGCCGGCCTCGGAGTGGTCTTCTCCAAGCTGCAAGAGGGCGGCGAAGAATCCGACGCCTTCAAAGAGAAGGTCGCTGATCTGGGCGCTGAGTTCATCGACGCCGGGGGCAAGGGCGAGGCCTCGCTCGAGTACGTCATCGACAAGCTTAAAGAACTCGCCACGACCACCGAGGACGGCGTCGTCAACCTCGAGGACCTCCAGGAGGCCGTCGAGGGCGCCGGGAACGGAAAGAACTTCGAGGACATCGCCCGCGCCGTCGCCGGTGCCGGGGCCAACGTCGACGACCTGCTCAAGAAGCAAGAGAAGCTGCTCGAGCAGCTCGAGGAAGAAGCCCAGACCTCCGACCAGACCGCGACCGGCGTCTACCGCGACAACCTCAAGAAGGCTCAGGCGCAGCAGCTCGTCGTCGACGAACTCGTCAAAGCGAAGGACGCCGCCGACCAAGCGAAGGCGGGCGAGGAGGCATACGCAGCGTCAGGGGGTCCGGCGCTCCAGGCCAAGGCCGACCTCATCTCGAACATCAACGATGCGTACGACGACGCGGCCGGCAGCGCTGACGACTACGTCGACGCCGAGTCCGGCATCTTCGACGTCCAGGGCTTCATCGACTCCATGACGCAACGCGAGCAGGCGCTACGCGACTACCAGGAGACCCTGGCGACCGCAGCCCTGACCCCCGAGGCGAAGGCGTTCATCAGCTCGCAGGGCGTCGACAGCGCCGCGACGTTCATGGCCGGCTACAAGACCGCCACCCCGGCGCAGCAGGCCGAGCTAAACCGCATCTGGTCGGAAGCCGGCAAGACCTCGTCCGGAAGCTTCTCATCCAAGGTCAAGGCCGACCTGTCGAACGCGGGCTACAACACCGACGTCGTCCTCAACCCCGACATGTCACGGATCACCGCCGAACTCCAGCGCACCCGCGTGCTGAACATCGAGGCCCGCGTCAAGAACAACATCGCTAGCCAGTTGCCCCCCGGGCAGGGAATGGGTGTCCCGTGAGTTCGAGCATCAGCAGCACCGAGGCCCTGTCGACGACCGTCACGGCCTACGCCTGGACGGGCGCGGCTAACGCGTCGCCGTCCGTCAAGCGCGTCAACGACGTCGAGACCCGACGCAACGACATCGTCGACCCCCGGTTCACCAACGTCAACGCCTGGTATCGGAACCCCAACGCCACCAACGACTACACGGGCCCGGGCTCCGTCAAGGTCACGGCGACCGCCGCGATCGCCTCCGGCCTGCTCATCACCTACACGGCGTCAGCCATGGCCCCCGGGCAGGTCGGCACATACAAGGCCGCGTCCTACGCGATCACCAACACCGGAACGGTGCCGCACACGATCTACGGCAACATCCGCGCGTACGGCAGCAACGCCAGCACGGACGGCCCAAACTCGCCCGACGTCGTGATCGCCCCCGGGCAGACCGTGACGTTCACCTTGCCTGCGGTGCTGCCGACCGCGGCGAATGAGTTGGGCTACCGTGCCCTCATCCGCACCCGCGGCATGGCCGCGGGTGAGAGCCTGATCGTTTCTCAGGCGCAGGGCGAGACCGTCGCCGGCCCCGACGCTCAGCCCGGCCCGTACTTCGACGGAACGACCGCCGGGTCGACCGTCGTCAGCTACGCCACGTCACGGCCCCTGTACGTGCTGGGCTACGAGTCCCAGCGCGCATCCGCCCACGTCTTCCACGATGTCATCGGACGCGCCAACCCCGACGTGACCCTCCGCCCCGCCGGCCTCCGCACGGGCACGCTGTCGTACCTCTTCGCCTCGGAAGCCGAGGCAGCAGAGTGCGAACGCATGCACTCAGGCACCGCCGTGCTCACCCTCGACGACCCCGAGCTACCCACGATCGCCATGCCCTACGTCGCCGACGGCGCGATTAGCCGACAGCTCGACCCGCAGTCCCGCGCGCTCTGGCTCGTCGGTGTCGCCTACCGGGAGGTGCGCCCGTGATCTGCACCCGCACCTACACGGCGACCCTCCGAACCGCCGTCGGCAAGACGTACCCACTGAACATCGTCGACGGCAGCGCCGGCCTGTCCGAGGCCCGCGCCCCCTACGCTTCGGCATCGCTCACGATCGCCCACCCGGGCCTCACCGTGCTCGCCGCCCTCGACCCGACGCTGCTGCCGCGCGTGACCCTCACCCTGTCGAGCACACCCGGCGCAACCCGCACCCTCGACCTCTACGTCTCTGCCCGGCAACTCGACACAGCAGCGGCGCGAGTGGGGCTGAACCTGTCAGGCGACGAGCTACTGCTGCAGGACTACAAGCGCGTCGCGACCGAGCCGTACCGAAACCTCTGGATCAACCAGGGCAGCGTCGCCGACATCGTCTCGATCGTGCTGAGCACCGTCTACGGAGGCGGTGCAGCCTGGAAGCGAGGTGCCTGGGCCACGCGCCCGATCCCGACGTACTCCGCTGCGAAGAACCTGATCCCCGTCGGATCGTTCGAGGTGCCGTCCGGGGTGTGGATCGCGACCAACGTCGCCCTATCTCAATCGTCCACCCGCGCTCGTATCGGCACCAACTCGCTCCGCATGGTCCCGAACACCGCGAACGTCAACGACTCGTACGCGTCCCTCAACCCGGGGCTCGAGCCGGGGAAGACCTACCGCTTCAATGGGTCCGTATGGTGCGCAGCCCTGTCCGGCACCGTCAACGCCCGAGCCCTGTCCGTCGTCGTCCTCGCAACCGTCGCTGGCACGACCCGCCAGGTCGGCTACGGCCCCGCAAACCTCCGCAACCAGTGGGTCGACGTTTTCGCCGAGTTCACCATCCCCGAGAACGCTACCTACTCCGAGGTCCGCATCTACAACGGTGCGGCCTCAGGCGGCGGCGACTGTTGGTGGGACGCGCTCTCGATCTACGAGGGCGACGGACGGGACACCAACGGAATCAGCCCGATCCCGTACTTCGACGGAGACACCCCCGACACCGAGACCTACCGCTACGACTGGGACGCCGCCGCCGGCCTCTCGCCCTCGACCCGCACCCCCGTCCTCGACCGCGACCCCGAGCTGCTCACCTGGTCGCCCGGCCAATCGGCCTGGGAGTACCTGACCCCGATCCTGCAAGCTGTCGGGCTCCGCCTCTTCTGCGACGAGACACGCACCTGGCAGCTCGTCGACGACAACTACGCCGTGGCCGGCACCGTCCGCGCCGCGGCCGGCACGAACCTCTACGCCCACACCGACCTCATGAGCCGGACAGCGACGCAGACCGACGGCCTGCCCCTGTTCTGCGACGCCGTCGTGATCGCCTACACCTGGCGAGACCGAGCAGGGGATGAGCGCACCCAGTACGACATCGCCGGGACGACCAACCCGACCAAGGCGTACGTCATCGAGCGGCCCGACACCGCTTTCCCTGGGGCGGGCACGGCTGCCTACGTGCTGCGCCGCCTCCAGGCCCGGCAGAAGCAGCAGACCGCGACCGCGGCGATCGACTTCGCGGCGACACCCGGGATGAGTGTCGCGATCACGTCGGGGGCAGCCGACGCGCTGACGGGCTACCTCGACGCCGTCGAGTGGAACCTCACTGCCGACGACATGCAGCTCGTCTCCAAGGGTTTGATCGTCGTCGCCTCCGGCTCGATTGGACGAGCACCCGCAGATCAGACCATCGGCTCGGTCACGACCGACCTCGCCGGCTACACCAACTAGGAGGGCCACCGTGGCCGTAGGAGACGCAGCAGGGGCTAAGGGCCTCGCGACGTACAGCGATTCGCTACTCGTCAAAGACATCGACACCGCCCTCAACCAGCGCGGCGACGAGATAGCCGCAACCATGACGCGGCTCGAGAAGGTCGAGGCCGCAGTCAACCAGCCCATCCTCAGCGTGAGCCGGAGCACCGCGCAGAGCACCGTCCAATCCGGGGCGTGGGCCATGGCGACTGTGTCCCTCGCCACGACCGCGGAACTTGCATCGGGCATCACGTGGAATGCCGATTCCGGCGAGGCAAAGGTCGGCAAGGCCGGTATCTATCGAGTCGGCGGGTCCGTGTTCTACAGCACCGCGCCCGATACCGCGGGCATCCAGATCACACGCAACTCGACAGACTCGGACACCTCGGCAACCATCGCGGGCAACGTGCAGGCAGGCCGTGGGGTGAGTACGACCCGCCTCGTCCGCCTCGCCGAGGGTGACGTGCTCCGTCTGTTCGTCTACCAGCAGTCGAGCAACGGAGCGCGCACCATCGCCACCGCGCCCTACAACCTGACTCTGACGGCTGAGTGGGTGCGCGCGTAATGGCAAACAGACCGGGCACTCAAGCGTCGATCGGCAACGGGCAGACCCTCAACGCCGACGCCGCGATCTACTGGCGCCTGCTCGTCGCCGCGGTCGCCGCCCTGTGCGGGGTCTGGGTCGTCGCGACCGAGGGCACCCGCACCTGGCAACGGCAGTTCTACCTCTGGGTGAATCGTCTGCGCCCCGGCTTTAATCCCGCCTGGCATCCCGACGACCCCCGCGCGAACCACGTAGCCGGCCGGTGCGTCGATGTCGGGTCCGGCGTCGGCTACGTAGCCACCGCCGTTTCCAAGGCCTTCTACCGTCTCGCGGGGCTCTACGGCTTTCGAGCCACCGTGCCGGGGGAGCGCTGGCACTTCGAGTGGCGTCTGGAGTGGGTCAGCCCCGCGATCCGCGCCATGGTCGGTAGCACCCCGGCCTCCACCTCCACACCTCCCGCCCCCATCAGAACGGACGATGACGAAATGATCAGCACCGAGGCTCAGACCTTCATCCGTGACACGGTTCGAGCCGTCGTCACCCGAGACAGCCGCTACCGCCTCTACCGCAACAGCGACACCCAGAAGCTCGTCGCCGTCCGGTGGGACGTCCCCGTGGGCGACCCGGCGCGGGTCATCTACCCCAACGACGACGCCCACGCCAAGCGCCTCCGCGACCCCTACCAGGTGCTCGGCGACGACCCGTCGCAGGCCAAGGCCCTCAGCCCCCAGGAATGGGAATCGCTCCACCGACTCATCGACGGCTCCGACATCGCCTACCAGCCCAAGTAAGGAACAAATCACCATGGACAAGTTCAAGCTCATCGCCTTTGCCATCGTCGGCGTCTTCGCAATCGGCCTCGTGGCCGGCTTCATCGTGCTCGAGGCGAACGGTCGACCGACGTCGACCTTCGTGATCTTCGCCGGCGGCATCTTGTCGTCGCTCGGCATCTTCGGCGGTCTCGGCTACGGGCAGGTCAAACAGTCCGAGCGGCTCGAGACCGTGGCGAAGAACGTAAACGGCAACTCGACCCGCATGCTCGACACCATCGAGACGCAGCAGCAGCAGATCGCCGGGCTACTCGCGGCCCTGCCTGCCACCGTGGCAGCACCGGTCGACACGTCGCCGGCCATGAGCGAGGACACCATCCTCCGGCTGCGCTCGGACGCCGCGCAGCTCCCGAGCCACCGAGCGGAGTAGATCAGACCTTGCGGTCATCCAGGGCGCCGACGACGAGATAACCCGCCAGGCACGCTCCGGCGGCTCCGAGCATCCCGGTTCCGAGGCCGGCCATGACGATGACAGCATTCACTAGGTCGGCGGTCCAGGAGAGCCCGAGCGCCAAGGCACCGAGCACAGCGAACGCGATCGAGAGAAACAGCAGTGTCGTCTTCATGCCGTCATC